ATTGCATCGATTGATGGACGGATAGTTGTACCGAGTGGGTTGATGATTTCGGATAGTTGACGTGTTGGTACTAGACCAGCGTTGTCTGTTGTATCTGCTGCTGCTGCGATCCATTGACGAGCTGTGTCGTCTCCGAGTGCTGCGCGAATTGTGTTCTCTGCATACTTAGCAGCTGTTACTTCAATGCGTGGCTTTGTGTAAGCCATTGCTGTGACAGTTGGGCGAGCAGCTTCGACCGCTGGTGCTTCAACTGGTGTTGCTTCGACTGCTGGAGTGGTGTTTTCCACGGTGGCTGTCTCGCTTTCTGTTGGTTGGGTTGATTCTTCTACAGCAGATTCTTCCGCTGCAATATCAGTAACTTGAGCAGACTTGAATGCTGGCTCTGTCACTAAACTTACTTCGACCAAGCGAGCAGCAGACACATATGTCACGCCATCCTTGATCTTTGACTTTAAAACTTCTGCGCCGATGCTTAATCCTGATTGTAAACCTTCTTCGGCAAGGATTAAGGCTTCTGTACCGCGCTGTGAGCGACTTACAGAAAATACAGCATCGATAGAGTTCTCTGATTCAGAGAAGCTGACAGCACGACCCAAAGGCTTCTTGGAATCGTGTTGATTTAATAATTTTATAGTTTTAGGATCTGGGATCTCAATCGATCCAGAAGCAAAGATAACTTTGCCCATGTTGGTAGATCCTGCTTCAATATTAAGAGGCACAATCTTGCCTGAGATAGTGCGATTGGCTGAATCGGCTGTAAGTTCAGCTGCGAATGTGATTATCTGGGTCATTGCATTCCCTGACTTCCGTTAGGTGTTAGATCTGTCATTTCCATTGCTTGTTCTTGAGTAATGAGTTCAAGTTGTAATAATTTTTCAATTACTGCCAGTTCTGCTAATGGATCAGTACGCAAGAAGTTTTTGTCAATGTCAAACTTGACAACATTGCCGCGAGCAGTGATGTCATCCATTGATAAACGATCTTCAATAGCAGTAATAAATGGTTGCAAAGATAGTGTCAAGAATTGCTTGCGCTCATCTTGAACATTTGCATAAGTCATTGAGTTATTCTGATCTGCTGAAACATAATAGGCTGGCACATTGCAAAGTCGCGCAATTTCGGTGGCCAAGTTGAAAATGGCTTCTCCATACATCATTTCTTTAGGTGAGAATGACACTGGCTTATATTCTAGAGTGCTAGTTAGATAAGCGGTTGAACGATTGTTACGTGCATTGCGCCAAGCAGCTAGTAAACCTGAAACTTCTTTAGGATCGAGATCAGCACCGGTATTCTTGATATAACCAGTAGCCATTGGAGTAGATGCAGCGATTGCTGCTGCCTTTTGAACATCGATGGCTGCGCGAATTGTTTGAATGCCTGTTGTCAAGATGCCTGGTAGCAAAGATTGGAAAGTAATTAAACTGCCAAGGCCGTCCATTGGTAATGTCATTCCATCAACTGCATAAGATTTAACAAAAGTGTTAGTGCTATCTAAAGTTGCAGTTACGCGATTGTTAGCAATCCATTCAAAGCGAGATGGTCTGCCGTCCTCGTTGTAAACCTCGACCACCTGCCAGAAGGCCTGCGAATATAGAAGTAACGATTCAACAGTATATGCGATTGTGACTGATCGTGGCTGTGAATATGAAGGTTGCTCTAACCAAACTGGTGAGCCAAGTTCTTCGTTAGTTGATTTTCTGTAAAGTTCTAATGGAATTGCGCCAATAGTGCCAGCTAAAAGATTTCTGCATCTTTGAAGAGCCGGTACTGAAAGGGCATCTTCTCTACTAACAAATGCGTATTGAAATGGCATCGCATAAGGTGAGTATTCGCCTAAAACTTGAGGGGCATACTGCGCTTCGACAGATGACTTTTTAGAAGGTGATTCTGCGCGCGAAAATATACCCATAGCCTAAATGATAGCACAACCTAGACAGATTACTAGCATATGTCAAGTTATAATTTGAGGTTTTGGCTGAGGGATCATTAACTTGCTTACAACCATCGCCAAGCCGATTGGGGCTGAGATATCGCCAGCAGATTTGCGCTTAATAATACGCCAGGCTGAGTCATTGACCTTAGCTGCGCAGTTGTTCATCTGTTGGATCAATTCTGCTTGCCCATTGTGTACTACTCGATGATTGACTAAACCTTCCAGAAGGTCGCCACAGGCTTTGTAGAACTGTTGCCCTGAGATGTCTTCAGTCATAACGCCAGCGTTGCTTAAACGGTCTGCAATGGTCTGGGTTGCGTATTTATCATAACAAACCACACGCGGCTTATATATATCACTCCAGCCTTTAATAGAAGCTGCCATCTTTAATTCATCGATGGCGACTTGTGAGCTGTAAGTCTCCAAGATTCCGATGCCAATCCGTCCATCTGGCAGCAATTGTCCTGCGACTAATGATCCGTTCCGCCGTGACGGACTGACATCGAAACCGAATACAGTATAAGCCCCAGGAGTCATTTCTAGTGTGTTATCTGAAGTTTCTTCAAGAATGCCATGAGGCCAAGGACTTGACAAACTGTCAATCCACTGACAAAGGGTTTCAGTTCTTGTGTTTTCAATTGGACTGGTTGCTATCGCTTCTTCGATAGCTTCTTCTGTGATTGTGTAGCCCAAAGATGGATTGGCTAGAGCCCAGGCACTGCGATCTGTGATCTTGCAGTATTGAGGCGCAGAATACTCATAAAAGCCGTAAGACTTTGGCGGATAGTCAATGGCGCGCTCTCTAAGGTCATTTAACACTGTGCTGAAAGCATCCCCGGCATTAGACGTTAAAAGTGTTTGAGAATTAGGGTGGGCTCTGGTCGTTGGAGTCGCTGCTCGAAACCCATCTTCTGTAATCTCTCGGACTTCATCGATGTAAAGCAATCCATTAACAGATCTACCACGAGAGCCATCTCTTGTAGCTGCTACAACATCAAGTCTTGCCCCAGATAGCATCTCGATCGACTCAGTGCCGTTGGCGTGTCGGATCTGCTTAACAAATCCCTTTAAGTGGTCATTGGTCTCTAGCAAATGAGTTACTTGCCTAAAGGTATCTAAAGCCATGCTTCGATTTGAGGACATGATCAAGACATTGGTATTCCATTTGATCAAATGGGCAAGAATCAGCATTCGCGCTAAATGAGTCTTGCCATTCTGCCTGGCTACCAAGATTAGGTTTGTTTTGCGAATCCAGTTGCCCTTTTTGTCTACAGTTAGCATATCTTTAAGCACAAACTCCTGCCAAGGCATCAATGGCATCTTTACGATCTCACAGAGATCCTTGACATCTTGTAGCTTGTTTTCGCCTTTAAGAAGTGGACTGTGAAGCCTTGGTTTAGTTGCCCCTCGCAGGGCTTTGGATCTTTTGGGTTTATCTGTCATTGACTCGGACTAGGTCGGGTCTTAAAAGGACTATCCAGCATTGGTTCGGACTGCATCGGGGAGGTATTGCCAGGAAAGACAGGGGGGGTAGCCGTCTTGCCTAAAAAAACACCATCATTGAGCGCACCCTTGCGTAAGTTACAGCTCTTACACAGCACTCTAAGATTATCAAGATCGTGAGTGCCCCCAGACTTTCTTGGAATGATGTGATCGATGTGCATCTCACCTTCATCTGTGCCACAGATCTGGCATACCCTGCCATCACGATTGAACACACGTTCACGCTGCCCTCTATAGCGTCTTGAGTTCAGCTTATCTAATGCCATCCCTTAGCCTTCCAATGATCTAACGCTGCGCAGAAGTCAGGCTCATCATACTCTGTTACACCATAGCGATGAGCAACATACCTACTTGCCCAGTCATACTGTTGTGCTGGGCTGGCAGTAGCCAACCATTTAGATCTACCCTGAAGGAATCCATGATGACTACCATTGACAGCATTAAAGTTCCAGTTGCTTTCTTTGATAGCAAGAGTATCTAAGCATTTAAACGTGTTACGTGTTAGTTGGCTTTTAATAGCTTCTTTAATGCTTATAGGTTTAATCTCTATTACTTCGAGTGCTTTAGCACTCTCAGTTATAGGTGCTTCATTTATGAATAGAACTCCCCCGATAGCTAACATCGCGGTCGCGAGCAACCGCGCACACGCGCTCGCTAGCGATTTATAGCGTACCACCGTTGTCAAATCCATTTGTGTTTTACGCATGATCTTGGGCGTGTCTAATCTTCCATGCAATCATGTGGCTCTGTTGGATCAAAGGCACACATCATGCATCCCATAGCTTCATAGCAGTTAATACACAGATGCTCGAATTGGATCTCATTACAGCATGGCATCAATACAGTTCTATCATTCTTAATTATGTAATTTAGGTTAGTCATTTCTTATCCTTACCCCAGCCGCTACCTTTGAAGATCGCTGGCGTTGCTGCGAATACCCGAATCATGGGAGTTGAACAGTGCAGCACTGGGTTTCCAACTGCGCTCATTGAGTGTTCAAGCTCTTGCTTTTGGCCACAAACTATGCATTCATAGTCATAGACTGGCATTGTGTTCCTCGCATTTCGTACAGTATGTGTAACTGCTGATTAGCCAAGTTCCACATCCCTTACATCGGCTTGGCTCTTGAAACCACTCTGAGTAATCGACTTTATTGAGTAGCTGAACCAGATCTGAGAATCTGAGCATTGCGCCGTATTCGGCCGCATCTTCCCCTTGCCCGTTAAATCTCATCACGACTACAGACAGCTTCCCATCTGCCCGCTTTCGTGTCTGATCCAGCCACTCCTTCGGCTGAAAGGCAGATCGTGCTTTTACTTCGATGTCGAACGGGACACCTGTAATATCACTGCCTTGCCTGCCTGCCCCAGCACTGTCCGCATAAGGGAACCACTTTTTTAGGTACTCAGCGACGCACTTCTGAGTGCGGTAACCACGATGCTTACGATGCTGGGAAGCCATTAGTTATAACCAGATCGGCGGGCATTGTTCTGCCCGATTCTTAGATGGGCATGTGTATCCTTCGTAAGGTTTTCCAGTCTTAGCTGAAACACCAGTCTTATGAATCATGATGTCATGCTGGCACTTTGGTGGTTGAGGTACTTCTTTGGCATTCATCTCCTCTGTTAGCAGATTAATTGCTGAGATCAAAGATGGCGCACCTTGCACTGGCATTGAGTTCATATCATCTTTAGGATCAGCAATAGTCCAAGCATCCTTTACTGGCTCTGGATACTTCTCCTTTAAGATGACGGGCTTTGAGGATACTTTAACCATTTCTTCTCTGGAAGGCCGTCTGCCTTTAGTAGCATAACCTGCATTCGCAAGTGCTCTGCCGATCGCGCTAGTCTCGCAGTTTTCAAGTGCACTAGTGGCATTAACGCCGCGATCAGAATCCTTCTCTTCAGCAAACCCAGTCGAGTATGCGACTTGGTCGAGATAAGTGCGGTAGAGATAGGCTTTAACAACATATCTATGAGCTTCACAAACTTCCAATTCAGTTGATACCCGTCCATCGGGAAACTCCTTCCAAAACTTCTCTAGTCGAGACTCTACTGTCTCGTAATCAGCCAGGTTAAACGCCATGATCGATCTCCTCTTGTTTTACTAAAAACTCGGCTTGCTCGGTAAGTGGCCAGTGAGATCCATCTGGCCATATTGACACCCAGACAGCACAAGGCTGGCAATAATGTCGGTTGATTCCTTTAGACTTAGCATGCTGACTTACCACAGTCCATACAGCTAGTGTTTTACCTTTGCCATTTGGGTGTTCTTGACCCCAACGCATCTTGCAGTAATCACACCATTGTCCGGGCTTGGCCTTAGTAACTGTCAAGGTCTGTCCAATCAGTTGATGTAATAGAGCCAGCGATTGCAGAGTACGAACAGATGTCCTTGTAACTATCTGGGTGGTTTGCCGTAGTTTTAATTCGCGAGATCTTGGTGAGGATGAGACAGATTGCGACTTCGTGAGGCTCGATGTTTTTGTCAAGATACACACTCCAGAGTCTTGCGATTTGAATGTGATTGAGAGTTGAGTCGCCGTACTCACTGCCTCGTTCGACGAGGAGTTGCTTGGCTTCATCGAGGATTTCACTGGCCTTCACTCTGACCAGAATGTGTGTCGGGCAACTGAGCGACCCAGTGCGTATCCTTCATCTTTGCCTTGCTTGTAACCATGCGCATAACCAGCTGCAACACCTACTGCCAAAAACGCTGCCATTACCAGCGTTAAATACAAATCAAGATTCATTTCTTAGCCCCTTAATCTCAGTGAGGATCACTGATAAGGCGAATGTACAGGTTACCTAGGACTAAGCAAGCATCTTTTGATAACGAAATGGTAACAATTCTGCATCATCCATATGGTTGTCGATGTCTCGCCTAAGCGGATTATCGAGATCGTCCATACCTGCGCCCGTTGTACACAAATGTGCCGTCCTTTTCTAGGTGAATTGTGGTTACCTGGACACCTTTAGCATCTTCTTCAACGATCAAAAATGCCTGCTGCCAGTTCATTGTGCCCTTAGTGTAATGAGCCTTTCGAATGTCCATAAGGTGACCACCTTCAAAGCCACGCAGGATACGCCCTAATTTGCCCCCAGAGGCCTCTGTGAAGGCCGATTGGCCTGCCCTATGTGTGTGTCCACATATTACGCTTAACCCATGCCTACGGGCTGCTTCTAGGGCTGTGAGGCCAGGTGTAGGTTTGATTGCCTGTTCATCCCCATGAACTGCCACATAACCTTTAGCAATGGGAAATGGCTTCTTATGATAAGAAATGCCCAGCTCATCAAGCTTCATAAACTTTTCAAAGCGTAGCTCTGGCAAAGATAGAAAGGCTGGGATCTTATTCATAATTACGTTGTAAAGTCGATCAGTGTGATTTGATCTAATCATGTGAGCTTCTTTGACATGCTGTGTAAGTTCCCATAGGACATCGACCGCCATGTCTCGATCACTAGCTAGTGTTTGCTCGTACCATCCTGGCTTGTTTTCTGTCCATCGGCTGATTTGCGGGAGATCGATTTCATCTCCGAGAGTAACGACAGCATCGGGGCGAATCGCTTTAATAAAACTCGAAACATTTTTAACTGCTACTTCATCGTGATATGGGACTTGTAAGTCTGGAATTACGATGGTTCTTTTCATTAGTCCTCATCATCGTCAGGATAAAAGTCCGGCATTGTGCTGGGATTATCGTTGATGCGTTTAGGGAGAATCCAGTCAGGATAGGAAAACGGATCCATCAGAAGAGACATACAAATGTCTGTGGCAAAGCCAGCCTTACGCAAAGCCTTATAGTATTCATTCAAGCCAATACAGTAAGCCTCTAGTGGAGTGTAACCCTGATCCTCTAGGGCTTTCGCTTTGCGTGCGGCCATGCTTTATTCTACCGTTCTAAAAGTATGTTGTAAATCTCATCGACTCGTGTGTTGAGTCGCTTGATCTCGCTGAGTAAGTGTGTGATGACATAGCCAGCCAATCCACCGATCGTTACAAGCGTGGCAATATAGAGCTGAAAGAACTCGCCCTGTGTCATTTTCTTCCGAGTTCATCTTTAGGATCTAAGTATCGCAAGACCGGTGGAATTATAGAAGCTACGCCAGCAGCAATTAATGCCTTTGGTTCAGTAACTCCAGCTGCGTACATTGATATAACCGCAACCAAAAATGCTCTGCCCCATGAGCCTAATGCGTTTTGTAGATTTTTCACTTTGATCCCCCGATCATAGGTATTTGAAGAAACTCACCATTAAGGTCAGCCGCCTGCGTAAACGAGATGTGACAGTGCTTAACATGTTTGTTAATCCCTGTGTACTTGCGCCACTTCCATTTAAGGAGTGGACTTGCGATTTTGCCGTCAAAGATGATGTAGCTGATGCGCTTTGAAGGATCAGACTTTGCAAAGAGACGAATCTGATCCGCAAGATCTGGCATAAGGTCAGGTTTAGTTTTACCCGATAAATCTCGATCGACATCGATGGCACGTACCCAGCCGCTAGCATCTGGATTATGATCTGACTTACGCGCAGAGTGTCGTGTGTCGCCGATCCAACCATCAGAAGTTCGATCTCGATCTCCGAATGTGTCGTCAATTTGTTCTCTTAATTGAATCGCGCACTTAGATAGTCTGGGCTTCATCGATCACCTCTGGAACTATCCATTGACATGTCTCCTCATCAAATCCAATAGCCGTATCTGGTTTTGGTGAGATAAAAGCATCTCGATCAGGGTCATAAGTATAACCAACGCCTGCGTAGTTTTTGCGTATATTGCCGTTATAGCTAGTACGCACACATTTAACGCCACGATAGTTTGAGTACCAAGTTTCGGTGTCTAAACCATCAATTAAAATATTTTCATCTGTACCAGCAATAACTTCAATTACTTTATTGTCATCGTCTATAAATGCGTAATGTGCCATTAGAAGGTCACCGTGCCTGTTCCCGCTGTAAATGAGTAAATGCGATTGCCACCTGATGTAGTTTGTGAATAAGTTAAACCACCAGGTATTGATGCAATGGCATCAGCTGATGATGGGTAGGAAAGAATTACTATTCCTGAGCCACCAGCACCGCCGTTTGCGTTCCAACCTGCTTCGCCACCTAAGCCACGATTAGCAGCTGCCGCAGCAGGTGTGTTACCGCTGCCTGCTGAACCTGAACCGCTACCGCCTGCGCAATAAGTAACCGATGATCCTGAAATAGAATTAGCTGTGCCGCTGCCTGCTGTTGGATTTCCACCTGCGCTAGATGCGCCACCACCACCAGCACCGCCGCCGCCTGAACCTTCATTACCGCCGTTGTTACCTTGTGAAGGTGATGTGCTAGGTGTATTACCTAGGCCACCTACTGTTGTTGAATTGTTACTATAACCAGCACCGCCACCAGAACCACCGTTACCACCGCTTTCACCAAAATTATTGCCTCGGCCTTTACCACCAAAACCGCCCGCAGTGGATGTGATTGAACTAAAAATAGAATCGTTGCCCGGGCTTCCTGATAATGGGCCTGCGCCACCACCTGCGCCACCTGCGCCAATAGTTACTGTAAAAGTGTCGCCTGGTGTTACTACAAGAGTTGAAGTGCGATAACCACCTGCGCCACCACCGCCGCCAATAGAACCATCAGCAGCTGCACCACCGCCTCCGCCACCAGCAGCTACTAAATAAGTAACTGTAACAGGCGCAGTGCTTTTGAAACCTGTAATACCTGCAACGATTGCGCCAATCATCAAGCCACCGCGCCTATAACTGTCCATGCGTTTGTGCCAGTTTTAATGCATACAGCTGCTTTGTAACGAGCTAATACGGGGCTTGCTGGTGTTGTGCCTGCGCTAGTAATTGTTGTAGTGCCTGGTGTTACTGCGTTAATTGTTGTAACGCCTGCGCCAATTTGTAAAATAGTAATAGCAGTGCCATTAGGGAATGCGTAAGTCGCATCTGTTGGTATTGAAAAAGTATTAGAAGATGCGTTGTTCATTGTGACCAATACTTGATACTGGTCAGCTGCTACTGCTGTGTATGTAGTACCTGTTTGGGCATTAATTGTAAATGCGACCAAGCCATTGAACATGGCGGCAGTCATTACATCGCCAGTTACGCCGGGAAATCCTGTTGCCATTTGTTCTCCTTAGTAAGAAAGTGTATTAACACCTAAAACGCCATATTGTGATGATCCTATTATAAAGGAATCTATGATCGGTTCAAGCGTTGTGAAGGTTGTTTTCCAAGAACTTGGCCTAATGTCATGAGACACGCCAAATACCTGCAAAGTCTTAATTAGGGTCGATGACCCTGGTTGTGTAGTTGAAACTGTCACTGGGTCAAAGTAATCAAGATCCAAGGCAGCTGTAATGCCAGCATCATAATTGTCAGTGTAAAGGTCTAGGGTTACAGCATCGCATCGAATTGATGTTTCCTGCCTAGAAGCCACATATGCTAAAGCATTGTTTAAAGCTTCAGCATCACTTTCCATCATGAGGTTTTGCTCGTTATATGAGTGTAGAAAATACTTGTCTATAGATGCTTGATTGCTTGCTACTTGTGGAGTGCCACCCACTCGGCTAATTGTAGCTTTGTTAAATACCAGTGTGTCATCTAAACGCCAAAGGGCATTGTTATATGAGATTCCAGTGCCATCATCATTAAAAACTACTGGAGTGCCAGCCACGCTTGATGAGGTCAATGCTCGGTCTTGGAAGGTAAAATTGCCCAGAGCATCCATGTACAGAGCACCATATTCGGTACTTTCGATTGTTTGTAGAGCTGCTAGGGCAGTGCGCGCATTGCCAGGGTCTGCTTGAACTGTGGTCTGTCCAGTGTCTATATCTCGTTGAGATGTTGGCCAGCCAATTTGATCAAGTATCTTACCGATTCTTGTGCCTGTTGTTTGTCCAGCAGTAGCACTAGCAACTGTGCTGATCTGAGCATTGCTGGCCAATCTAAAACCATCAACTGCTTGAATCGTAGTATAAACCACTTCACCGACATCTCTAGGCGTAGTGGTCTCATAGCTGGTTATATAGCCAGAAAAGATAGGGTAAGTGGTTGCGCCATAACTAGCTGAGATTACAACCTTACGCATAGGGGTTAGCAAGTTGTAATAAGGACTTGCTGGGTTCATAGGATTAAAATCACCATTTTGATCAATGATGCGAAGGCTCATAGAGCCTGTCTGGAAATTATCGGCATTGGCAGATCGACCACGAGTGGTCTTAATTGAATCTACTTTGTTAGAAACATCGACTGTAACTGCTGCCGCATCTGCCAAAGCATTAACGCCAAGAATACCAGCATCAAGAATCATAGGTGAGGCAAAGCTAGCACCAGTTGAAAAGTTGATAATGGCGTTAATTACTGGCAAGGTCATGGCAACTGACCTGCGATTGTCTGAGGCAGACCCTTGCGAATTGCGTTAAGCATGGCTTGATTGAAGACACCTTCAATGTTATCCATATCGATCATGCCTTCAATGTTTACAACGATTGGCGGCATAGATGGAGTGTCTTGGACGGTTGATGTATTTGTTCCCCAACCAGCGATATTGCTTGACATGCCGTAAGGGTTAAAAATTGAAGATGAGCTGCCAGTATAAGGCAATATAGGATGGATGTTGTTAGCAGTGACCATGGCTGCTCCAGCGGCAGCAGCACCAGCAGCAAAAGTTGAAGCAAAGGTAGCCGCATCAACAGCTAAGGCAGCAGCTTCATTGGCAGCCAAGGTAGCCATCTCAGCAGCAGTAGTTGCCGCATCCGCAAGATCAACAACAGCTGTAACTGTGATTGGAGTTGTACCTTCTTGGAAAGGTGAATTAGGAGTCTGAGTCGCAACGATTGGCTGATTAGGATTTAGCATTGAAGAAGAGGTATTGACTTTAAATCCAAGGATCTTAGAAAGAGAATCGCTAATCTCCTTAAGAGATTTAATCCATTCATCAAATGGGCTAGGCACTGGCTTAATAGCCGCCAGTGTGCCCTGAAGGGCTGCTGTGGCTCGCTGTGAGGCTTCTAGTCTCTTCTGTAACTTATCTGCTAGTTCATAATCTTCATTAAGGATAGCGCGCTGTAACTCTAGGCGTAGCTTCTCATCGGCTGAGATCTTGCCTTTCAGGGCTGCCTCGATCTGAATCTTTTCAAGGTCAAAGATTGATTGAGCCTTAGTTAATTTGGCTTGATCGGCAGCAGCTTTTTTGGCTGCATCAGATTGTTTTTTCTGTAGAGCTAATATTGCTTTTTGTCGTTTAGCAGCATCCGATTCTAATTTAGCAAGAACCTTGGCTTGCTTTTCTGTACTTATTTGTGCAGGTGTTTTTTTAACAACAGTTGGATTCGGAGTTAATTTCTTACCTACCTGAGCCCCAGCAAAGCCTTGAAAAATATCTTTAGGCAACTTCTTCAATGTAGCAAGTAGGCTAGGAATTACCCCTATTAAGCCGCCAATGGTCTCTGTAGTAAAAGCAACAGCTTTAGCAATATCTTCAATAGCCTTTGCAGCATCACTGGCTTCTGTGCCACCACCAATACGAGCAAAAGCATTTACTAAACCGCCACCAATAATTTCTGAGGCATTTCCTGTTGCTATGGTTAAAGCATCCATCTTATATTGAGTAGTGCCGAGATAATCTGTAGCAGCACCAGCTGAACGAGTAAGCATGACTCCAAGAACTTCAGCAAAAGACTTAGAACTCAATTCAGCAGTAGTAAGACCAGTGTTGTATTTCTTTAAGCCTTTAGTAATGCCTACGTAACCATTAGCAAGATCTTGAGATACTGTTGCCAGATCAATGCCAGAAGCGCGACTGATAGTGATGGCATTGTTAAGTAATTCTTGTGACTTGGTAAGCGAGCCAGTGGTTGTTAATAAAGCCTGAAATGCCGGGCGAAGAATGTCATCCGCAACAGCAGCAGTGCGTTCTAATTCTGAAATATATTTAGCAATAGCTGGATTGGCAAAGCCAATACCTAAATTATCTACAGCTCGAGATAAACGATTGGCTGCTGCTTCATCAGCTGCAAAAGCCTTTACTGCTTGCTTGCTGAAATTAACTACTGCTGTTGCGCCAAAAGCTAAACCAAATGTGCCAGCAAGTTTCTTGACACTCTTTTCTAAATTAAATGTAGATTTACCTGCTTGGTCAAAGGCTTTTTTGCCAGTAAACTCTGCTGCGACATCAATAACAATATTAGCCATTAGCCTCGAACCGTCGCTCTCTGGTTTAACTTAATCTTAATTTTATCAATAGCCCTTAACACTCCATCTTGTGCTTTGCCTTCATCTTCTTCATAAGCACGAAATAGAGCGCGACCTTCCATCTTGGCTTGACCTTTGAAAACAGAAGAATGTTTATTGTTAAGATTTTGTACAAACCTTGAATCTGGAGTCTTACGCCCAGCAGTCTCATAGATCGCACCAGCAGCAGTCTTGTTAAACAAGCGCGCTAACGATCTAAACCCTCGGCGATTAGGCTTTGATGGTGTTGTCTTGTAACCAATACCAGCTTTAGCAATTCTGGCAGTATAGACAGGAAATCTACCCTGGCTATTTTCTCTTGGTCGCCAGTTACTTAAGACCTGACTATCAGAAGGCATATAGCCCCTAGCCGCTTTTACAACGGGCTTAAGGGCTATTGCCATTTCTTTAGGTAATTGCTTGGCTAAATCAGGTGTGAATTGACGTAAGGATTTACGAAGTGCGAGACCGCCCTTTACTGCGACTGGCATCTTTCATCTCCTTAGCTCGATCTTTCATAGCCTGTAATAAAGCCTTAAACATTCTCGAATCAAGTTCGAGTAAGTCATTAGGCGCGATCTGTGTCTCCAGACTTAATCTCGCGATCAAGTAAGTGAAAGAGTCACGCCCTATAATTCCGGGTTATCATCTAGAACTTCCACTCTTGCGAGTGTCTCTAGAAACTCTGCGCCGAAAGGTTT